AGCCATCAGCAGTAGTATAGTTAGTTGTTGTGTCGAAATTGTATTCAGTACCGATGGCAGAAGCTGTTGCTGAGCCGTTGATTTGAGCTTCGTATACGATTGCTGGGTCAGCGAAGATCCAGAAAACGATATTTGTAGAAGCATCAAGTGTCAATTTAGAAGCATATTTAGCTACTGAACGACGACCGTCAGAGTTGGTGTACTCTACGCCGTCAAATACGCCATAAACTTTACCGCTTGATGCGGTTTGGTTGGCGATAGTCAATTGGCCAGAAGAAGTAATCGCTAAAGGTTGATACTGCCAGAAAGACTGGCCAGAACTCAAACTGTAAGGAGCACTGTAACCTGAAACACCAGTGACATAGCTGTTAGTACCGGCGAACGGTACTGCACGATCTAAACCACTTGGGTGATACGCAGGCTTCAGACCAAAGGGTTGAAATGTTGAAGACATTTATTTTCCTTTGTTATTTTTGAAGATTGATATTAAAAGCGAACATTAGCGTTTGCTTTTGCGGCTTCCTTTTCCATTTCCAAAATACCACCTTCAAGAATTGATCTACCACCTTTACCTTCTTGAGCAGAGCTCCGAACGTTTGCGGTAATATTACGTTGATGCTCGAGGGGATCCTCAAGATGCAACATTTTCATCACTTCTTGATAGATTTCTTCTGGTAACTTGAAGAGAACCATTTCATTACAACTAATACAGCCTTCAAACTTGCCCGAGCTCATTTTACCTAGTCCTTCAAAGCCTTTACCTAAATCCGAGGCTTTAACTGGTTCATAACCCAACGCTATGCGTTTGTCGATACTGTCATACGTGTTGGTTGTTGATAACCAGCACAAGTGGAATCCGGGAAGGACTCCGTTTGGCAAATCCGGCAAAGCCGAGTTTTGCCACTTATCACGAAACGCAGCTACACGCTCCTTCTTGGATAATGTTTCTGGATCGTCATTAGCGATCCGTTCTTTCGTTTCTTCGACTCGGTCTAAAAGACGGTCTTCTAAGTCACGTTTAATTCTTGGGTTCGTTGCCATTTTAATTAACCTTTATTTTGACGATCATACGAAGCATAAGCTCGGATCATTTTGTTTCGTTTTTCTGTATTATCCCATGCGCCTGCGTCTTTAATTGCTTGTACACGTTCACGGCTTAATGTGATTGTGCCAGGCTTTTGCGCTGTTGCATTAGATGATCTGCTTGAGGCTGTTGGGCCTGAAGAGCGCCTACCTTCTTTACTACCTTTACTGGTGTAGCGGTGTGGTAAACGGGACTGCAAACGATTATCTAGCTCTTCCCAATATTCAGGATCACTTGGATCCCAACCATCGGTTACGAGCTCTTGGTCAACTACTTTGGCAATTCTACTATCTGTATCTCTAGCTTGTGGATCATACCAAGAGTTCTTTTTAAGCCATTTTGTGGCATTTTGTTGAACTTCTGTTGCGATTGGGTTTGGCACATTCTGTTTTGGTGACTGTGCTTGGTCCACTTGCTGTTTTTTGTAATGCTGAGCTTGGTTAAGACGTTGTTTAGCGTCTGTTAACTGTTCTAAGTATTCCATTTGACTTACTGCATCATTAGCTTGAGCTGCTTGAAGCATTTTCATCTTAGCGTACTCAACACGAGTGGCTTCGTCTTCGATAGCCTTGTCTAGTTGTGCAAACTCGTAAGATGATGCTGTGTTTTCAACCTTAGCTAAGCGTTCTGCAAGTTCTGCATTCCGACGCTCAAGTGCATTAATCTTATTCTTTGAAGAAAGATCGCGCTGTTTCTTTAACTCTTTTTTGAGTCTGCGCTCTTCACGACGAGCTTCACGAATTGACTCACGTTCTTCGTCAGTCTCTGCCGCGTCCATTTCGTCGTCGCCGCCATCTTCTTCATGGTCGCCGTTTTCGTTATCTTCGTGCTCTTCTTTTTTGTGTCTAGGCTCTTCTTGGTCTTCTACTTCATCTGGGATTTCCAATTTGGCGAGCACTGTGCCATCTTCCCGTTCCTTAATAGGAACATCTTTATCATTATCTGCCATACATACTTTCTACAAAGTTATTAATCAACAAACGCTTTCATTTTTTGTGCTGCTTCAAATGATTTGATCTTGGAGATCACTTCACGCGCTTGCAGTGTAATAAACACCACAGCCGCGCCATCATCTTCAGGTTGCACTACGAATCGGTCGCCGCCGTACTTAATGGTGCGAACTAAATCGCCAACATTACACCAATTGCCTTCCGGCCAAGGTGTTAAATCGTCTGGACTCTTATATGCTAAGGGGCCAATTCCACGTACTTTAGCTACTGTCTCGTTATAACGAAGAGTTTGCTTGGTTTCATCCACAAGAATGATACCGCCTTTACTTGTTGTCTTTTCCCTGCGCAATTGCACCAGTACTCGGTCACCAAGAATCTCTACACCGGGGTCTACTTCAGGAAAACACTCTAATTCTGAGCGTAAATCTGGTTCTTCCCTACTATTAAAATCAATCGCCATTCGGCAATCCCTTTCTGAATCTTACGATTCGTCGTCTTCCGTCAAAAGTTCGTCAATAATGTCCAAAACTGCTTGAAACCCCTCGGCACGGCCAACTAAGCGTTGGTAGTCCTCAAAATTGTTTACATTATGACCCGCAGTGACAGCTTCTGCGATTTTTTGCTTTTCATTTCTCATGCGAGAAATAATTTCACTGATAAAGTCTTTCATACTCTTACTAATGCAATAAAGGCGGAAAATCCGCCCTTAAATCAATAAAAGTTTCCGCCTTTGATATCTTTAAGGTTCTTACTTTGACCAACTTTGCTGTCTTTGGCCATTTTGTTGCCATTAAGAACTGCATTATTAGCGCGTTTGGAGCCTGAATTACCTTTGTCGATGGTTGTTTCACCAGGACCGCCAGCATAGCCAGGGGTACCAGTCATTTTGTATGATTTGCGGAAGCCTAATTCGCCGCCGTCTTGTTTTTTAGTTGCCATTATTGTCCTTGTGGGGGTTGTGGGGCTGCTGCTTGTTGTTCTTGTTGCTGTTGTAGTTGTTGCTCATGCTGCTGTTGAGCCTGTTGTAGTGCTTGTTGATGCTGTTGGTCAGCTTGTTGCAAGCCTTGTTGGTGCTGTTGGTCCTGCTGAGCTACCTGTTGCTGGTGGGCTTGGGCTTGTTGCTGTTGATCTTGCTGTGCTTTTTGAGCTTCAATCTGGTTTTGAACTTGCTGAGACTGTTGTTCAAACTGTTGTTGCTGTACAGCTAAACCGTGCTGACGTATGTCTGCCTCTGAAGTTTGAATGGCTTCTTGCGCAGACTGATTTTGTGCTGCATCAAGAGCAATTTGCTGTTGGCTCATTTGCGATTTTGCATTAATCAAGGCAATACGCTCTTTAGCAGAGTTATTGATGTTAGCCATAGCAATGTCTGTAGCATTACGTTGGTTATCAATGCTGGTTTGAGTACCGTACTTAGCTTGAAGTTCTTGAACTTTTTGCTGAAGTTGAGCGATTTCCAGTTGATAGTTTTGTTGCTGTTTCTGTGTTTCAAATTGTTGCTGAGTCTGAGCTTCTGCAGCTTTACGTTTTGTTTCTGCCATCTGTGTTTGCATAATAACCGCAGCAGTTGGGTCAGACATCATTGCAGATTGCTGTTGAGCCTGTTGAGCTTGAGCAACTTTCTGAGCCAGAGCTTGAATTTGCTGGATATACGGAGCTAAATTGGTTTTGGCGTCGTTATCTACCATACGTGACGCCAATGCAATTGCTTTTTGTGCATCGCCGTCAAGTGGTCTTTCTTTATGCAACTCAAATTTGTCTTTGCCGTTGCTAGCTTTTGCTACATAGCCACGCATTTCTTGCAAATAGTGCAATGTTAAATGCTGCTTAATATGTTCTAAAGCGTGTGGGGAGAACATAGGCCCAATAACTGGGTTACCACCGTAGGCAGGATTATTTGCGTATTCTAAGTGAACTTGAATGTGGGAAATATGATCTTGGTCTGGGAACGCAGCAGCTGCTTGCCCCATTGTCATTGATACGTTTTCCAATGCTGGATTAGATTCAACTACACCTTGTGGGTTTGGTAATACTTCTCCAACCGCTGGAATTTTAAGCTGTCCTAAAATTCGTGAGTAAACCGCACGAAGGTTAAACATTCCTGGGGGCGCAGTAGACGCCATTTGTAAGAGTGCTTGGTTCTGAGCAAGACGCTGGGTCTCAGAGAAAATGTTAGGATCTGATACTGGGCGTACATCTGAGTTGTAAGCAAAGTCCCGAACTTCAATCTCTTCGCCGGACTGATTGTCCATTTCATCCAAGTACCAATGATTGATACGTGAAACGATTTTAAGAGATTTAGCTTGTGAACGGTGTAAACGGCCATGGATGCTAGAGAATACTTTAGCACCTTGCTCAATAAGAGCTTGGGTTGTGCCCACAGGCATTTGGTTGTTAGCTTCACCAATCTTTTCTTCTGCTGTTGTTACTACACCTTTAGCTGCAGCAGTTAACCAACCAAGCAAATCATAAAGAACGCTTGATGGTGGATTGAATGGCATTGGCATTGCAATCTTACGTACATCATCAACACCAGGTGCGCCTTCAATTTCTACAACTTGGGTTGGTTCGATTCGGTCTGACTGCCCACCAATTCGTCCACCTTTAAGTTTAAGCATTGTCTGGCTGTTGTTGATATGAGCAGCATCAAGCAGAGCGCGCAAAGAGCCAGTAAGAGCAGCGGAGAGACCGCCAATAAGATGAGGCAGTCCGATAGCGTAAGCTCCACGCCATGGGATAAATTTGAACTCCACGAACCAATCCAGCTTCTCAAGTTTTTCATCGCCGGCTTCCCAGTTACGGTAGAGTGACAGAACCTTAGAAGTGGTTTCGTCAATTGTTAAAATGTATGGGGCGCGTTTGCCTTCTGTTTCTGGATCTTCTTCCATGCGCATGAAACATGTGATTTCATAGATTCGGCGCAGGCCATCAATGTTCTTGGACGGTAGATCTTTACCTTCGATTTTGTCGTTGGCTTTTTGTGATCTGGTTTGGTCATTAAGTGGGGCATCTGAAGAGTAATCAGAATCAATATCACGGTAAATACCGGACTCAACTCGCTGTAGGAAAGTATCTTCAGTAATGTCTTGTACTTCAGTTACACGTTGAGCTGTGTAGAAGTTTGTTGATGACCAAGGTAATAGAATGTTATCAATCGGCACCCATTCGCATGTTGGACGACGTTGTTCATCGTCATAGCGCCATTTAAGGAATTGGGAACCGCCGAGTGGGAGCTGGGTCAGCAGCTGCTCCATCTCGTCACGGTATTCTGGAATTTGCTCAGTGAGCTGCCAGTTCATAAAGGTTACTTTACGATCGGCTGTATCTTCTTTTCGTTTGTCAGCATCACCTTTGATGTTCGATTTGACAAGTCCGTCGGGTGGTAATAGCTCTTTTGACGAGGAAGCTGCGAAGTCAACGCAAGCCTCGGCCATGACGGGATGCACAACTTTAGAAGCACCGTCGAAAGTAGCACCACCAGGAGCGTCCTTACCAAGGCCGGTCCTACGAAGTCCTTCTTCGTACTGTTTATCCCTTTGGGACCGCGATTCTGTATCAACATCAATCAAGTCCAAATATTCGTTGGCAAGGGAATTTAAAGTTTGCTCATCAAATTCTTCTGCCAAGTTTGTATAGAACTCGGGATTTTTTTGCGGGCCTTGTGTTTCTTTAAAGTTAACTACTACGGAACCGTCATCCAGTTCAATGACTTCTTGCTCAACTTCAGTGTCGTCCAAATCAAATTGTTCGGCGTACGCATCCATCTCGTCGTCTTGACCTTCTTTTTCGTGAAGGTTATCTTCGGCGTCTAAATTTAGCAAGTTACTGCCTTGTTGAATCGGTAATTGTGGTTGTGCCATAATTTCTATTAATTTGGTGGATATATGTTCCTATTCATACTAATGCAAAAAATAGGGGGAATCCGCCCTTTATTGGGCGTATGGATTTGCAGTTCTTTTACGTGGGTCCTCGTCAGCATAGTCATAATCGCGGGCTGGGAGTGGATCTAACCTAATCCAGCCAGAATCACGCAGGACTCGCAGGGCTTGACTCATACTATCAACAAAATCATCATGCCCGCCTGCTTCTGGGAACGAACACACCTGACGCAGAAAACGCTTAGCCCAGTCTGCAAACTCGCCTTTGATTTTGGTGTCTTCTGGTATGTAGATCTTTCCTTTAGCCACCAAAGGCGCCACAATGTTCAAACGCTGTACCTTATCAGCCCTGCCAGGATTGTAGGCTCTTACAGGCACCCCAGAGCCCTGTAGCTCTTGGATAAGGGAGATACCTGCTGACTTATCTTCCATGAGGATAAGGTCTGCTTTACGGCCTTTACCGAATGTATTGTCTGCCCCGTATACAACTTCTTTAAAATCTTCAATTACTTTGCGGCGAAGTTCTGGGTAGGATAAATGCTGGTCCCAAGCATCCAATAGAATGGCACAAGTTCCCACGTCGGTGTTTTCAAAGATACCCCACACTGTGCAAGCTGTTGGGTCGTTGTGTGTTTTTTCTGAGGTAGCAGGGTCATAGGAAGCAATAACGTATTCTAGGTTTGGTGTTGGCTTGGAAGCCGGCCATTGCTTAAACATCTTGCGTTTGATGATACCAGATGACTCTGGGTCCAGAATCTCACCGTAAATCTCCTGACGACCAATGTCGGTTCCGTCGTAGGTTTCTAGCTGTTTGAAAAATGTCTCGGAGAGGTTCGCCCGATTGTCATACGAGGATGCGTTTGCAACGTAGACGTCACCACCGACTTTACCTTCGTTGAGGTCAACAATGAGCTCTTTTGGCTTGGGGGTGGTGGTAATGATTTGCTGGACCCTTGGAAGGCGAGGGTCCCTAAGACGCAATGTGAACTGTACTCCGTCGTATGCTGCGTCAATATAATCAAAGGCACACAACTCGTCAAACCAAGCTCCATGGTATTGTTTACCACGATACCGTTCTGGTTCTGAAGCTGGGATTCCTTGAATGAGGCTTCCGTTGATAAGGGTAATTTCAAAGAGGGACTTGTTGTAATCTCGTATAAGTGACGCGGGTATGATATTGAGAAGACCGGAGTCTCCTTCAAAGCAAGTTGCACGGATATCATTAGAGGTTGGGGCGGTGACAAGCCAGCGAGTGTTATCGTAGACCCAAGCGCGAATACCAATCCAATGAGACGCAGTGTGCGTCTTGCCAGACC